GTTAGGGTGAGGGTTAGGGGGTAGGTGATGGTCAGGGTCAAGGTCAAGGTCAGGGTCAAGGTCAAGGTCAGGGTCATGGTCAAGGTCATGGTCAGGGTCAGGGTCAAGGTCAAGGTCAGGGTCATGGTCAAGGTCATGGTCAGGGTCAGGGTCAAGGTCAAGGTCAGGGTCATGGTCAGGGTCATGGTCAGGGTCAAGGTCATGGTCAGGGTCAGGGTCATGAGGGGAAAAAGATGACTTTAAAACAAGAAATTAAAAAACTTTTAAAAAGAAAAAAAGCTTTAACATACCAAGAAATAGCAGATAGATTTGGCGTAACCAGGCAATATGTCCATTTAATTGCAAAAGAAATCGGTATGGCCAATAGGATTAACAGCACTAGAAGGGCGCGGAATTTAAGCGATAAAGGCAGAGAAATTCTTGCCATTAAGTCGGAAGGAATGGCCTGCACAGAGGCGGCCAGGAAGTATGGTTATAGTCCTAGTTTTATTTGTAAATGTAGAAGGGACTATTTATAGGAGACAAGATGGCTTTGGAATTAAAAGAATTGTTGCAGGTTTTGGCGGATGTCGTTGGTAAAACTCCCGATACTGCTCTTTATATACTCGGTGGGATTGCGATATTTAAGATAATTATTTATTTATCCACTACTGGGAGTATTTTCTATATATCAAGACTTTTAGTGAATAGATTTTTTTCTTATAAAGAAGATGGAAAAAAGAAACCGCAGGAAGTAACAGACTTGTCTGGGCTGCATATGAACGACTCGGACTATGTGGCGTTAGTGATTTTGTGTGAAAGATATCAGGCAAAATTTGGTTCTATCCACTCCGCCCAAAAGTTTATTAGCTGTGGCCCTTCCAGAAAAATAAGAGAGGCCTTAATAGACGGCCTTAAAGACAAAGAATAATTTTCGGCACCCACCTGATTTAATTAACCAACTACTATCGCGATTTAGTTGGGTGGGTATTCGGTTTTGGAGAAAAAAATGTTATTTACAATTAAGCCATTTAAAGAAATGGAAAAAGAGTATGGGAAGAAAGTTGTTTTATCGGAAGAAACTGGGGATATAACACATTCTGAGTTTAAGGGTATTCTGACGAGGAAAATGAGAAAATGGCTTGCAGACATTCCCGTAGACGAAACATCTTTCAGACAAGATTTGTATTATTTGGATAAAGAGTCCGGCTTTGCATATCAAGGGTGGATGCTTTTAGCTTACGACAAGTTGAGTACAAACGTGGAAGGGGTAGAAAAAAAAGAAGAAACAGAAGAAACAGAAAAAAAAGAAGTAAAAGATGAAAGCCAAATAATTAGGGATTTAGTGAAGAAAAAACTAGGGTGGACAGGTTTTGTTTTATTGGGTATTAACAGCGAAAGTGGAAAATTTTTTCATTTTTACGAATCACTAACAACTGCAGAATTATGCCTTCTTTCTAAGGTTTTAGACAAACTATCGAATTTACACATAAAAACAACTTGAATTTCTGTCAAGGTAATATTGTAAAATACGCATGTAGATATAAAAGCAAAAATGGCAAAGAAGACTTAAAAAAGGTTATTCACTACGCCGAGCTTCTTATCGATCTCGAATATGGAGATGGTGTATAATATATGAATGAAGTGGATTTTATCTATTTTCGCTCTTTTGGTGTTTCTGGAAGATTTCGAGAATGAAACTGTAGAATGTTATGAAAACTATTGTATTGTTGTTTATGAATACGATGTGCCTTACGGGATAGAAATTTATGAAGTGGATTACTATAGAGAATACAATTATGACAGCGATTTATGAAAATCCTGACGTAGTTCTTTCTCTTGTCGTTGTTTGGGCCTATTTGATGATGTTAGGCTGTATGTTAATTGTTGATAGCCGCAAAGGAAGTTAAGTCAGCACTCCCAGTATTTGGGACTTCAATGTCCACAAAAGAAACCTCTCTAATTTGATCATTTTCTTTGTACACAATTTTATAGCTCATTTTCTCGCTTATCGAAGCAGTTTCTACGACTCCAATTTCCGCCCTTCCATTAGCGTCAAAACTTGCAGTTTGTATAGTTGGGGGAAATAATTTTCCTGAATGGTAAAAGGCATCTTTGTTAGAAATTTGGAGCTTTGAGTCTGTCATATTTGTAAAATCGCCTTGTGATATATCATGGAAATGAACATAGACAACGGTTTCCGCTATGCTGTTAGGCGCCGATATTGAAAAGTCATAATCTAGGCTTAATTCATCAATTGAAGGCTGTGTAATACCATCTGTGTCAAAAACCACAAGAATTGACATTATGCCGCCGGCGCTTAAATCCAACGAAGAAGCATTTGTGTTGACTTCCACTAACGTATTGGCCTGGGCCGCGGATATGTCAGAAGCTACCCACGCGGCACCATTCCAGTAAAAAGGGCTTGAGCCAAAGTAAACTACATATTTTATTTCTGAGCCTGCGGGTTCCGTGGTGGTGCTGGAAATGGAATTAAGCCCGTTTGTTTGTACTTTTATAGTTGGATCAATTGTTGAATCCGTTGCGTAGTATTGTCCTGTATAGGTCAAAATTAAGTCGTCAACGCTTGAAAGTGTTCCGCTAGTCGTAAAAACAGCTTCCACAACAGGTGAATCAGAAGGGTTCAAAGAACCAATATTTGTATTTATTGTTGCAATTGGATTTGATTGGGCAAAACTTCCGTCAGATGCTACCCAGGCGGCGCCACTCCAATACTTATTGTCAATTATATATTGAACCGTTCCAACTTCCGTGCTTGCTAAATTTGTGAAAGCTTGAATATTCCCAAGGCCACCGTAAACAAAAGCCGGTAAGGATACATTGCTTTCAACGTATAAATTAGCTGGAACTAAATAGGTTTCGTCCTGTGTATCGTCTGTTAGTAAAAGAATATCGTCAAAATCACCATCGGCCCTGGTATATGTTGGGTTTGCTCCAAGGTATTGCCTTGTGGCGGAAGTTCCTCTTGTGGCCCCACCAACTGCCAAATCTCCACCAAGCTTAACACCATCAATATAAAGCCTAAGCCCATAAGTAGCGTAATCCCATAAGAGTTCTATTGTATATTCTACTCCAGCGGTAGGCGCCCACACAGCAAAGTTTGAAGCTGTGAAAATTACTCCTCCAGCGGAGTTATAAGTTGTTAGCCTTACAGCACCAGTAGACCCGTGAAATAAATTTATCACGCTTGCGAGTCCAGCGGCGGGGTAAAGTGATGATAATCCTGTATTGGCTGGTGGTGAACCAGTATAACCAGGGGTAAACTTGAATTTCATTGCTCCAAGCTCACCTATGTTTCCAATTGCTGCATGTTCGTAATAAATCGCGTTATTGCCGGCTGGACAACCTAATTTGTTAGCAGTTAAAACAGGTGCCCCGACCGTTGTATGGGTGTTAGCGCCAAAAGTTGACCATGAAGCATCAAGGGAAGCCCCAAATTCTGCCCCTAGTATTGAATTGGTGGGATTTTGACCCAACTGCCTAGCTACTCCTGCGGCGAATTCTGCCTTTGTGTTGTCATAAGTGAAGCCCGTATCATCAACAAAATCTTCGGTAAAAGTTTTGCCAGTTTCATCTGTTAATTTTAGTTGGGCCTTGCCGCTCGAAATTTCCACTTTACCAGCGTCAAAAGTATAATCCGCAGCGTCGTTATAATTATAAGTAGTTTGAAAGGTCATAAATTCCCCTGTTTTTTAAAGACATATAAAGCTATTCTAAAGGAATTATGAAGCTGAATCTAGTTTTTAACGATATTGAACCACTTGATCGAAATAATGCCCTAGCATATAGCAAGGGGAGGCTCATAAAGGCCACAAAACACCGCAAATACACCGCTGATCTACAAAAGATGCTATTGGTCCATTTCAACGAATTAAGGGCATTTGACGCCGCTTTTATGCCAAGAGAACACGCTATCAAAGCATCTTACGAGTTTCATTGGCCAAGTTCTAAGATTTTGAGGAAAGATAAGGCCATAAAGTGCCGTCGGCACGATGTAGATAACTATTCCAAGAGTATTCAAGACGTTATTTTTGATAATTTCGAGAAGGCAGACGATTCTGCCATTGTGGATTTGTTCGTGAAAAAGAGAGTTTCAAAAGATGATAAATATCAAATAATTGTCACATTGGAACTTATAAGCTTAGAAGAAGTTCATAATCTGAGCTAATTAGGTATCACTCAAGATCATTAGAAATAATAATAGGGTAAAAACAGGGCCCAAGTTCGTGTGTTAGTTAGTTATTTGGGCCCTGAGCCTATGACTTGCCACACAATACGTTTATAACAAGCGGATTGAAAGCCATGGGGTTATGTGAAAATTGGTTTTATTTTTTCCCAGTTACCGGCCAGTGTACAACTATAATCCGTGAATTTTATGTCACCGTTGGAGCGGTTAAACCAACATGTGAGTTTTATCTCCTCAATCTCCTCTGGTCTTGAGATGAGTTCAAGCGCTGGAGTTTTGTGCCATACCTCTATTTTGCCCTCTTCTGTGAATGTCCTTTCGTAAACATCTATTTTGGTTCGCAATTTATAAAGCGGGCAATGGGGGTTTTCTTCGAGGACACATTCAAAGCCCCATATTTTTACAATATCCCCTGCTTTAAAAATTTGTTTAGTCATTTTGTTTTTCCTTTAATTCCCAGCAGCCTACGCACCAAACATTGCCTTTAAGATCATTTACCCCAACAGCCCTGGATTCTGGCTCGACTGAAAAATATCTCTTACCTCTATACGTTGTGTGTACTCTTTCAGACATCCATGTTGGTGTTTTGCATTTAGGGCATTCGTTGTTATGGGTAGCTCCATAGCTTGTGTCAAAGTCTCTTAGTTCGTTTCCGTTCATTCCTTCCCCTCTGTTTCTGCTAGTACTTTAATTGCCAGTGCTGCAAACTTGTCATTATCGAAAGATGCCACACTCCCATTTACCCCATTTACCACCTCGAACAAATCAAATATATCCATGTATATATCATTAGTTTCAAATGGTTCTCCTGCGTAATGTCTCAACCCACCCCTCAACTTCTCAATCACCGCATCTTTTTTCACCACCTCTTTATTACAAATCTCAAGGTTCTCACTTAGGCTGGCTATTTCTTTGTCTTTTTCGGTTAGTTTTTGGTGGAGTCGTTGCTGAATATCGAGTAATTCCGTAAGTCTTTTTAACTCTGGGTTAATTTTGTTTTTTAATAAGGCGTATTCCTTAGGGGGCAGCTTCGCTATTACAGCTTTTGTGTAATCATTATACCTTTTATCGTATTGAGGTTCAGACAAGAGGACTGTCTCGTTTTGACCAGCCAGTGCATAGAATTCTATTTCAACGTAGTTATTTGTTCTTCTATTCATACTTTCCCCTATTTTTTCTTCCTGTATTCTCTCATCATTCTTTCCTTAACTTTAGGTGCCCTTCTCACTCCATTTTTAATAATTAAAGCAAGCGCAAGAGGGTTAAAATAGCAGATTTCGCTTATTACCCCTAAAATCTCCTTGACTTGAGCAATGTTAACCTGTTTCCTTTTGCCTTCGGCTTTGCAAATAAGTTGTGCTAGTTCGTTTGTGTTCATTTTGTCTCCTTAAATTTTTTTAAGTATGCAAGACCGCGCTTACCGCCATCTCCTGCTAATTCCATAAATTCTATTTTGAACCCACCATATTCGTCGTCTATGGCTTCTGCTCTGTATTGGTACCATTCTATGACTTCTTTGGCTTCTTTGAGCTGAGACTCCTGGGCTTGCAGGCTTTTACGAGTTTGCATACTGGGCAATTTTTGTTCTCATCGTGGCGACAATTACAAGCAAGGCAAATAATAGTTCTCATTTTGTCTCCTTTTTTGCATTATTCATCTATTACTTCAATTTCTCTTTCGCTGCCTATTACTTTTTTCCATTGAGGTCCCCACTTAACCAACTCGGAATTAGTTTGAATAACAGTCCCGTAATTTATAGTTGTGCCGTCTTCACAATAATAATCACAGGTTTTTATTTTTCGTGTTTTTGGCTTTGGCTTAACTAGTGTGAATTTTTTTAAAAATACGGGGATTAAAGAATAAGTGGCAGCATTCTCATACCAGTAAACTACTTTCCCTTTTTCAATATTTACCTCGATTAAAACCCTTTCAGTTTCGTCATCATCGGTAAATCTGCTTTTTCCTGGGACCATTTCTTTAAATTCTTTGGTGCTAATTGCCATTTTTCCCTCCATTCATATGCTTCCACTCTTCATAACTAGAAACTTGTTTCATTGTCTTTTGCTTTGCATTGCATAAAGCTCTTCTACAATTTCTACATGTAATGCTTGTGATAATAGTTCGACATTCAAGAACGGGCGTCATAATTTTACCGCATAGCGCCCTTTTCCCTGTTTGTCCGTAATGGGTCGTCGATTTGTAGTTATTCGACATTTTGCGGACCCTTGGAGCAGATTGATTCATTAATCGTTCTTATTACGTCGCCGTAACTATTGCCAGGGCAAGCCCCTGTTCCGTTTTCCCTCCAATTTTCCCTAATATCCTTCTGATCTTCGAATAGCGCCTTTGAAAACCTGAAAGCATCAATTTCCTTGCCCATTGCATAGGTTGCGCTCTCATTTTTCTTTATATAGCCTTTTGCCATTTTGAGAGCATGTTCACACTGGGAAATTCTTTTCTTTAGTTCCTGAACCTTCGCGGATTCATCACGCTCTCCAGTTTTGGCATTTTCTCCAGTTAAAATTAAGACATCTTCGATATATCCATACCTTTCGCCTCCAGTAAAAAAAGCTGTCCCTATTTTTGTTTTGCCGTCGCTGAGGTCTGTCTCACACTTTGCTAGCTTAAGGAGACTTTCAAGTCCCTCGGGGTCTGTCTTCAGCTTAATAGTTCCCAAAATTTTTCCTTTGTTAAATTGATATTGAGGGTCATTTATACGAACACTCTCATTATTCGTCAAGCATTTCTACTCAATTTGACTCAAACTCACTCATTACTTATACTAATCAAAACGAGTGATAACCATAAGGCGAAGTTATGAAGGCCAAGAAGATTAAGAAGAAGTCCAGAGGACAGCCCACCAAATTTGATTCAGGCGACATTAAACTTATGAGGGATCTTATCAAACAAGGCAAGACTGATGAAGAGTTAATGGAAAGAGTTAATGAGCAGCGCGTTGAATCAGGGCAGAAGCCGGCATCGTTAAGAACTTTGTATAATTGGAAAAAAGCAAATCCTGAATTCTTTCAGACCATAAAGTGTTGGAAAGAGAAGGCTGACGCGGTTGTCGAAGCTTCTTTGTTTGAAAGAGCAAAGGGCTATGAGTACCAAGAGGATATGATCATCCCAACTGTGGGTGTTGAAACCGTTAACAAACATATGCCTGGGAATGTCGCAGCACAGATATTTTGGCTCAAAAACAGAAGGGCACAGCATTGGCGAGACAAGAACGATATAGAGCTGACATCTATTAAGAAGCTATCCGACGCCGAGCTTGAAGAAATAGCCAAAAAGGTAATGAGTGAAGACGAAGACTAACGAAAACTTAAATGATAAGCATAGCATTAGAAGCATGAGCTACGAGGATAAGGTCGACTGGTATTGTCTTAGAATACTTAAAGGGATACACGATCCAACTATTAGTGACAACGATCACAGAGCCCAATGTGCGGCCAGGGCGAGAATAAAGAAGTTTAAGAAGGAAGGGCAGGACTCTTGAAGACAAAGATTAGGGAGTTGAAAAGCTCTGATATGGGCTTTATCACTTCTACATGGCTAAAACATTACTACGAATGGAGCACATGGAAGCAAACGACCAGAAGCAAGGTATTTTTCAATGAGCATCATAAACTCATACATTCAATCTTGCTCAACAGTAGAGTGCTACTTGCATGTTCCCAAGAAGACGAAAATTTCATTTTTGCTTATTTATGCGGGTCAAATGAACCGTGGGGCGATTTGCTGCATTATTGTTACGCCAAGCGTTCTTTGCGTGATTTTGGACTTGAGGATGAAATGGTCCAGGCGTTTAAAAAGTCCGACAAACTTATTCACACTCACGCCTTTACAAAAGGGTTCATGAAAGAGAATAATTTCTCCTCATATGGAGAGACAGTTTATAACCCATATCTATTTTTAAATGGAGATTATCATGAAAATTTTAAGCGTTAAATTTCACGATTCAGTAAAATTACACTGGTCACCAAGAAAAAAAGGCGATCCAAAGATTGACCTCAAGGCAGTTTTGACTATTCACACAGAAAAGCTTGCCGACCACAAGGGATGTTCTATCCGTTACGACGAAAAAGAAATGCTCCTCTATGTCACTCATGAAAAAAGACCAACTGAGCCTATTGTTGTGCCATTTGGAAATATTTCTTACATGAAAGCTGATATTAAAGGAGAAGCAAGTGGGAAAACTACGCCAGTGGCTAGTCGAGGTCCTAAGAAAGCTAAGACTTCTTAGCCGACCATTTAACCCTCAAAAAGATCTTCCGAAAGAAGTGCAAACGACTCAGACCAGGAGTCTCTACGCCGAGATTCAAAAATCAGCACTAAAGCACTACGGAAGAACCCTATCTTTTCGACAGGTTCAAAGATTAACTAAAATTCAAAAGAGATTATTAATTGAGCTAAGCAGGACGATCAAGGGAAAAGAGGTTAGATTGCTTAAGACTAAATTTAAATGGTAAACATCGTGGCCAGGTATCCAAGCGGTTAAAGGATGTGGGTTGTAAACCCATCGGCTTCGGCCTTCGTAGGTTCGACTCCTACCCTTGCCACCACATAACAAGGAGTGAGACATGAAAGCAGGCGAGGCTGATAGAGTGATAGCGGAGTATATGGGTGCCACCCTATCTAACAGAGGGATGCTTATAGAACTAGGGCAAGGATGGGAGCCATACTCGAATGATCTAAATGCTTTGGTGCCTGTTTGGGAGAAGTTAAGATTGCTTCCGCGTATAATGGAGTCAAAGCTGTTACATAATTATGACGGGCAAGATAAATATCAAGTAGCTCTCTTTGGCTTCAATCACGTCGCAGCCTATGGGTGTGGTTATTCAGATTTAATCCAAGCCGCAGCAGCAATAGCAACTGCCAAAGCAATCCAAGCATTAGAAGAGGGGGAGTGATGATCAATGAATATAGTATTATAGTTTTTGACGATCTGCATGAATACTTTTGTGGAAGAAAAATAAGAGAGACGCCTCTAGAGGCAGGAATGAAAAATATTCCATCAGGAGAGTATAAAGATGACAAAGAGGGGGTTTGGATATTAAGAAAAAAGAAACCAGAAAAAATAATTAGTGAAAATACAAATGAGCCATCATGGTATCCAAGCTATTTAGTTACAGATCCATACACCAAGAAAACGATAAGGGCAGGGATGGGCAGTAACAACTGGACACTTATAAAAGAATACACACAAAAGTCTAAGCGTTAATAAGCCCCCAAGCAAGGAGAACCACAATGAGTGAGATAAACCTAACCAAGGAAGACGCTAAGGGAGCAGATAAAATATTCTGGCAGGACAGTTCCGAGAACATACAAGGGTTTCTTGAAGCTGAGGTCAAGCTTCTCAAAGCCGAAATCAAAACCCTAAAAGTAAGAGAAGAGAAGTGGAAGGCGTGTGTTGAAATATTAAAAAGAGTGACGAGAAGGACTCCGGCAGAACTCAGGGAGGCGGAAGAATTTGCGCAACATATCTCAAAAGAACTAAAGGAGGCATAATGGGGAAAGTATATAGGTGTGATAGGTGTGGAATTCTTAGCCCGAACAAGGAAGGTCTTTTCATTGCAAACCATTGGGTTAGGTTTACCCTGACTGATAATAAAAGGCGAAATAAAAAAGAGGCTACATTTGAGCTTTGTGAAGATTGTGAGAAGGAAGCAACAATAGAAGAGTGCGTTAAGCACGTATACCATTCAGGGAGGCCGTGGGCGCCTAGAGATAAGGAGAAATAATGAAATTTGAAGAACTAACAGCACTAAAAGAAATCGAAGGCCAAAGGGTCTGCCACGTATCAAAGGCAGTAAATCCAGATGGCTTTCAAAAAGTACGTAATGGCCATGCAATAGTGACAAATTATCAGAATAAGTCAGTCACATTCTTTTTTGGTGATGATGGGCCAAGAGCTTCGTTTAAAGCTTATACCGGAATTGGGGCACTTTTGTTTGACGATGAAATTGCTGATAATATTTTAAGTGAACATGAAACAGACCCAAAAGAAGGGTACGATGGTGATATTGGGGCACAGCCTGAAAATTCTGACTGTCTCACAGAATCTTCGGGAGATCTCTCTGGACCTCAATAATCTCCTTGTAGAGAGGGCGGTTTTTACAGTATGTGGAACCGTCCTTTTTATTATAGGGCTTCTAATATGTCGAAAGCTGTAGACTCGTATAAGAGAGCAATTCTTGAAGAGTTAGTAAGGCGTAATAAGGCCAAGAAGAAGGTGAAGAGACTTTCTTTGAGGGCGCCTGACTTTATTCTCCAAAACAAAGCAATCGATGACCCTGCACGATTCAAAGCATATAACTGCCCACGTAGATCAGGTAAAACCGAAGGCGCGGCCATTGAACTTATCGAAACTGCCCAGAAGTACAAGAAAGGGAAATGCCTTTATTTGGCTTTAACGCTTGGGTCTGCGGTAGAAATCATTTGGGATACCCTAAAAGACATTGACGAAAGATGCTCTATAGGTGCCAAGTTTAATGAAACGAAGCACGAAATGCGCTTCCCTAATGGGTCTAAGATCAAGCTAGCAGGGGCAGATTCCAGCAGTAAAGAAATGAAAAAGCTTTTAGGTCAAAAATACCGAATGGTTGCTATTGACGAAGCTGGGTCATTTACTATCAATATGGTCAAACTTGTTTATCAGATGATTAGACCAGCGCTATCAGATCTAAGGGGCAAGCTAGTCCTTCTCGGCACTTGTGAGAATATCCCTAATACTTTCTTTGAACTCGTAACCACAGGCAAAGAACCAGGCTGGAGTGTTCACAAATGGACAGCTTACGACAATCCTTTTATGAAAGAGCAATGGACAGAAGAAGTCGCGGACATACTTGAAAAGAAGCCAAATGCCATTGAAACGTCATGGTATAAAACGCATTATTTAAATGAGTGGTGCACAGACGACAATTTACTTATAATACCAATCAATGCGGAGAGAAACTACATTGATAAGCTTCCTAGTGGTAAGTGGAATTTTGTTCTTGGCGTTGACCTTGGACATGATGATGCAACCTCTTTCAGCGTCATTGCTTACTCTACTGCCAGTCCTATTTGTTACGTGGTCGATACTACGAAAGACACGCAAATGGACTTCACGGACACAGCAAACGCGATTAAAGCAATCCAAGGAAAATACCCGATCACGAAAATAATCATAGACGGGGCAAACAAGCAAGGCGTCGAGGAAATGCGAAGAAGGCACCATTTACCTCTATATGCAGCGGAAAAAACAGCAAAAGCCGATTACTTAAGAATGTTGAAAGATGATGCGATTCTTGGAACAATACAGCTCGTTGCTAACAAGTGTGGACCATTGGTAACAGAGTGGAGCTCCCTTATCTGGAAAGACGACCTCAAGAAAGACGAAGACCCAAGATGTCAAAATCACCTTTCCGATGCAACGCTTTACGCTTGGAGAGAATGTAGGCATTACACGTTTAAACCACCTACAAGAAAGCCAAAACCAGGCGAGCCAGGATACGAAGACGAAATGGAAAAACAGCAATTGGCAAGGCTTAGAAAAAGAAGAGAGCAAGAAGAAGGATATGATTATCATTACCAGGAGGCAGCATGAAATTAGTAAAAAGAACAATTATGGTTTTAGCGTGGATACCCTTAGTTATTGTATGGACATTATTCGCGTATTATTTTAGATGGTTTTGCAGGCTTAACTTTTACTTTTTTGGCAAAAGCATGATCCCGTGGCGACAGGCTGGCGTCTCTGCTAGATACCATGATCAAATCTAAGGAGACAAAATGAGCGAACAAAAAGAAATTGAACTAGTAGTAGTTTATCCGCCAAAACTCGAAGGAAAGCTTAAGATCATAGAAAGATGCTCAAAGCTTGCTGACGATGAGCTCTATATGTATCGCCCAGAAGGGAATATTGAGCTTGGCGCGGAAACGGAATTCAGGCTTAAAACTAAAAAGATGTTGGATAATGAGATTAAGGAATTAAAGCAAGAAGTCGGAGAGCTTAGTGCTGAGATTGTGAATCTTAAAAAAGCGCGTGAAGAACGCATTGCGCACGCTTCAAGCTGCCAAACAAGAGGGGTCCCTGGGTGGGATTATTAAAGAAGAGTAGGTATATTGAGCTGTCAGTCGAGATCGAGCAAGTTGACCGGAGCCTTTCTGTTCTGGACTCAAGTAACCCAATAGAGCAGGAAAGAATTGCGCTCCTGCACTTAAAGCTTGATGAACTCTCCAAGAGGATAAGGTTGTATGAAAAAGAATCAAGACTTAGCAAGTTTCAGATAATTCAAGGAGGGCTACATGAAAAAGAAACCAGCAGCTAGAAAATCAGACCTGGAAAAAATTAAAGAAGTAACGGAATACATGCTTAATATGGACGTTAAGGCATTTAAATATAAAGATATTGAAGTCACTTTTCACGAAAAGGCGTTTAAGTCCATAACAGCACCAGCGCCCAAAAGACCAGTTAAGTCCTTGAATGAGCAAGATAAGGACGAATTAGGTTATACTAAGGAACAAAGTGACTTAATGTTTCATTCAGCAAGCTAAGGAGTAGCGCATGAAGACAATGGGCAAGGATTTTTGGTGGAAAGCAAAGCATAGTGTACACGAAGCAGTTTTTGAGCATGTGAAAATGTTGGAAACTCGGTACGCAAATAGGTCTAAATCTAACCTGAAACATCTCAAGATGTACGGGAACATCAATCTACTAGGATTTAAGTCGGGAAGATTTAACGCAGACTTAACAGATAATCGACTCACTTTAAATGTTGTCCAATCGGCCTGTGATACCGCAGCGGCAAAAATAGCTAAAAACAAGCCTAAGCCTAGATTTTTAACAGATGATGGGAGCTTTTCTCTTCAAACGAAAGCGAAGAACCTTGAAAGATTCGTTGATGGTGTCTTTTATAGGACAGAATTCTATGAAAAGGCGAAGTCTGAATTCTTAAGAGCCTGCCTTGTCGATACTGGCTGGCTGAAATGGTATATCTGCCCAACTGACAAAGAAATCAAATGCGAAAACATATTCACGGAAGCAATTAAGTTTGACGAAGACGAAGTGATTGAGGGAAACCTTCCTTCAAATCTTCACGAAGTCCGATATGTTGCTAAAACCACTCTAAAAGAGCTTTACCCTAAGTTTGAAGCACAAATAGAAAGCGCAAAATCTCCTCAACACCTCTTTATGGTCCAAGCGACAGACGGTGATTTGGTCCAGGTTGTCGAGTCGTTCAAGCCTGAATTCATCAAGGGATCAGAATCAAGGCACACAATAACCATTGAGGGCGCAACCTTATTAGATGAAGAATGGAAGAAGGCTTACTATCCTTATGAAGACCTAAGGCTTCGTAAAAATATCTTAGGCTTCCATGGCAGAGGCTTTGCCCGTGAAATTGCCCCTATCCAAATTGAAATCAATAGAATTTTAAGAACAATCCAAGACTCTATGCGTCTATGCTCAGTCCCTACATATTGGGTAGAAGAAGGCTCGGAAGTTATAGAGGCCCAGATGAATAACGAAATTGGGCGAATTGGAACATATAGAGGGATTCCGCCACAATTAATGGCACTAAATTCCGTACCACCAGAAAACTTTATTCAATTACAATATTTATACGAAAAGGCATTTGAAGTTATTGGGATCTCTACCCTTTCAGCACAATCCAAAAAGCCTGACGGATTAGATTCCGGGAAAGCTATTAGAGAATTTTCAGACGTTGAATCAGAGAGATTTGCTCTAGTCGGGCAATCCTGGGAAGATTTCGTCTTAAGGTGTACTGCTAAAATTATTGATCTGGCCAAGGAACAAAACTCGTCTGGTGAAGATTGGGAGATGATGGCATTAAGTGAAGCCGCTGTTCAAAAGATTAAATGGAAAGACGTTGATCTTGAGGAAAGTGCGTATGTTCTTAAACTTCATCCAGTCAATTTATTACCTAGCACACCAGCCGGAAAGCTTGCTGCTACTATCGAAATGACCACAGCGGGGCTATTAGATCCAAAGGATGCCAGGAGATTATTAGATTATCCAGATCTAGCTTCTGTCACTTCTTTAGAAAATGCCCGACAAGATGATATTTTAAACACAATCGATCATATGCTTCAAAAAGGCGAATACTTGCCGCCTGAGCCATTGCAGGATCTACAGCTTGGAATGGAACTCATGCAAGCTTCCTACCTTAAGTATAAAAGGATGAATGTAGATAGAAATAAATTAGAGCTTCTGACAAGATGGGTATCAGATGCCTTTGCTCTTACACAGCCACCAGAGCCGGACCCAGCGGCCTTGCCGACGCCTCCTTTGATAAGCGATGCGCCAGTGATGCCAGAAAACGCAGGACCATTAGACCCCGCACAATTAACACAAGCACAGGCAATTCCGTTGCCGCAACAATAAAGAACCATGGAGTTAAGAAATGGAAAATTTAGCTACGAGTCAAGAGCCAGCACAAGTATTACCGGGACAATTACCAACACAGGATCCAGCGCCACAAGCGGAACCAGCACAAGCGCCAGATCAATTTGCCGCCGTTACCAGAAAGGAAATGGATTTATGGCAAAAAACGCAGGAATTAAACCAGCGGGAAAAAGAATTAAATGATCGCATGGGCAAGTATGACAATATCCAAGACCCTAGAGGTGCTTTGGATGCTTTTGGTTATTCTTATGAAGACATTGTAAACCATGAATTAGGCCAAGAAGAACCCAAGCAATTAACTCAAGAAGAGATGAAAGCTCAAATTATGTCTGAAATCAGGGCAGATCAAGAGAAAACAAGGGCGGAAAAAGAAAGAGAGGCCAGCACAAGCAGAGCGGAGCAGGAGCATCTTTCTCAAATCAAGACCCATTTAGACAGCAAGGTAGAGAGTTATGAAGCTTTACTGGCATTTGGGAACGAAAAAGACGTCTATGGAGTGATTGAAGAAGTCTATAAAAAGAGTGGAAAAATCCTCCCAATAGAGCAAGCAGCTGTCATGGCAGAAAAAAATGCTTTGACGCAATTACAAGATCTGTTAAAATCGGAAAAAGTAAGGTCACTTCTCCAAAGGGAACTCGGCGCACCACAACATCAAGGTGAACGAACCCTTTCAAGAGAAAACCCAGAGTTAAATCAATCGGCGCAGTTAAGAATGCCAGACACCCTTACAAATAACACATTTAATCAGGGTCGCCCTGCTCAAGCTTCTTCACGTCCACTGACGGATCAGGAGCGCATGGCGAATGCAATTAGCAAACTTAACTGACCTTTAAGAAGGTCTATTTCAAAGGATTGAAAAATGTCTCTTAATATGACCAATTTCGACGCCGCTTTGAAGGAATTTTATACTGACGACGCTGTACAAAATACAGTGTATAAGGATAATCCTTTTCTGGCGCTATTACCAAAAAACAAATCATGGGAAGGCGACACGCTACCTATTCCAATTACTTACGGAAACCCACAAGGTAGATCAAGAACTTTCGCAACGGCCCAATCAAATAAGGGTAATTCCTTACACAAGAAATTTAACCTAACAAGGGTTAAAGATTATTCTCTTTTCTCAGTAGACAATGAAACTCTGAAAGCTTCAAGAAGTAATCGCGGCGCATTTATGCAAGCTCTTACGACAGAAGCCGACGGGGCTTTACAAGCCGGTACTAGAAACCTAGCAATTGGTTTATATGGTTCTGGATCTGGTAAAATGGGCCGACTGAATAACGTAGGTGTTGCGACTCCAATTGCAACATTATCAGAAGCCGAAGACGTGACAAACTTTGAAGTAGGTATGTCAATTGTTCTTTCCGCCGCCGATGGTGGTGGTGCTGTAAGAGCCGGTACTCTGACAGTTCTTGAAGTTGACAGGGATGCTGGAACAGTAACTTTTACGGGTAACATTGTTGCCGGTGTTGCTGCTGCTGCCATTACCGATTATATGTTTGTAGAAGGTGATTATGATTTGGCGGAAGCTGGATTGGAAGCATGGCTACCAGGAACGGCACCAACTGCCGGTGACAACTTCTTTGGAGTTGATAGATCTGCGGATCCTACAAGATTGGCCGGTTTAAGAATTGACGGAACTGGATTACCTATCGAAGAAGCTTTCGTAAAAGGAATTACAAGAACTTGTAGAGAGGGTGGTCGTCCTTCACACCTATTTACTACTTATGACAAATGGGAAGAACTAGAAAACGCTCTAGGCTCGAAAGTTGTTTATAATACTGTAATGAGTGATGTTGGAATCGGTTTCTCAGGAATCAAGCTTGCCTCTCCAAAAGGACCCGTCACGGTAATTGCCGACCAAAACTGTACGGCTGACGTGGCCTACCTAATCCAAATGGATATGTGGAAACTTCATTCAATTGATGAGCCCGTTGACTTTATCACTACTGACTCCCTAAGAATCCTTCGTGAAACTTCGGAAGATGGTGTTGAAGGTAGAATCGGCGGATACAGAAACTTAGGCTGTAGAGCCCCAGGGTTTAACGCAAGAATTCAACTAGACTAATAACTATTAAAAGCGCGGGGCTTCGGCCTCGCCTTTTTTAAGGAAACACTATGGGAAATCGAAATTTACACAGAGTCGAATCCTACACCAGAAAGCACACCATGCTCGTCGGAAGTATTACTATTGGCGCGGCTGGAGTAGTTTCGTCTGTTTCTGGTTATGGGTATAGCGCAGCTAGGACAGCCGCAGGACTCTATACAATTACTCTTGAAGACGCTTACCCTGAGCTGGTTAGTTGTCAACTTACAATGCAAGCAACGGTTGCTTCTGACATTGTTGGGCAAGTTGTGGGAAGTTCAATTGATACCGCTTCGGGCGGAACGGTTGATATTAGAACACATGCCGCAGGCGTTGACGCCGATCCAGATGCTACGGACGTTATTCATTTTGTTCTACATATGAAAAACACTAGCGTAGCGAGGTAATCATGCCTTTAATCTTTTTAGATAAAGACAAGATGGCCTCTCATGCTGCCACTGAGTTTATGGAAGGGAAAGAACTCCCAGAAGGCGCTCGTGGGGCAGCACAGGAAATCATTGCAGGGATAAAATCCGACAATGAGGATCTAGTAATGAAGGGGCTTGAAAGTCTTATTTCAATGCTAATCGAACAAAAAGAAATGCAGCGACAAACAATGGTAGGTGGGGAGTAATCCCTTCCTACTTTTTTAGGGGAATCCATGGCCAAAAACGTAACTTTAGGTGATTTGCGGTCAGAGGCCAGAGAAAGGGCCAACATGACGGGCAGCGGTTTCATAAAAAACCCTGTTTGGAATGGCTGGATAAACAAATCAATTCAACGACTCTATAACATTTTAGTAAGATCTTTTGGTGAAGATTATTATTTCAAAGAAGCTGATATTTCTATCGTTAGCGGAACAGAGGAATATGACCTTCCAACTGATTTTTACAAGCTTTTAGGCGTTGATTTAAAGATTGGAACCAAAAGACAAGACAGAATCGGTATTGAAAAGTTTCTATGGAAAGACAGAAACAGGTACTCTTATCGTCCAGGTGGTTTTGTTGGTAGATCTTTTAGATATCGAATGATGGGGGGTTCTATCATTTTTGTACCAGAGCCAACTGGCGCGAACACAGTGACTTTGTCCTATATAAGAACAGCGACCGATTTAGTGGTTGATTCTGACTCTTTTGACGGAATTAATGGCTTTGAAGAGTGGGTTATCCTAGACGTGGCAATTAAAGCAAGAATTAAAGAAGAAAGCGACGTTTCCGACCTTGTGTTAGAAAGAAATATCATAAGGGAAGAAATCAAATCAGATGCTAAAGCGCGTGACCGTGGCGAAGGGAATAGAGTTTCCGACGTTAACGGATTCGAGTCCATAGACGATTATGGAACTTTTTAAACGAATCCACACAGGTGACGATGAACTCAACGCTGTTCAAGACGAACTAGAGAGAATCTTAAACCCTGTACTCAATAACGAAATATTAAGCAATAATAAAGTAACAGAAATAACACTTGTATCTGGCAAAGCTAGAAATATTTTACACAAGCTTAACAGAGTACCGGAAGGCTGGATCATAATACAAAAAGACTCTAATGCGGATATATGGGCAAATGGCTCAAGTAATCCTGACAAGTTTTTGAATTTAGAAAGTGACGCTAACGTAACAATTTCAATACTGGTGTTTTAATGGCCATACAAAAGACAGAATTATCTATTCCATTTGTCCAAGGCATCGACACAAAGACGAATGAAAAGCTATCGCCAAAACCTAAAAGAATCGTTAATGCGGAAGTTGGAACCGGAAACACTCCAGTTAAAAGGCCAGGGCTAACTTCGGAAGCTCAAGATATTCAAGGCGGCGGGACCATAACAAACGGGAATTCGCTTACCTCTTATAATAGCGAACTTTTAATGACCGACAAGGACAAGCTTTATTCAAGGTTTGACAATAACTCTACATGGGTTGAAAAGGGCGATTTGTCACAAGTAGAAGTGGCCAAGAAGCCTATATTTTTCAATGTCACTGGAGTCGATGATCCATCAATTGGAACCGATGGGAATGTTGAAATTTATGCTTATAGAGGCCTAGCAGGGGTCGGAATACTTAGCGGTCTCAATGCTTCTGTTTACGATATCAGCACAGGGCTAATGTCACTCATGGCAGAGCCAATTCATGCCACGGGGTTGCACGGAAAGGTTGTAAGTTTTGGCGGAATAATTGGTATTTTCTATATAGAAATAACAAGTGGTGATCTTGAATTTCAAGAATACATAGCGGCAACCAATTCTTTTGGGGCGGCAACAACTGTCAGCTCGGCAATTAGAAGCTATTTTGCCGTTACCGTTGTCGGAAATAATGTTTTCATAAGTGGAAGGGGTACCACAAGCGCAACAATTGAAAACCTTTTAGTAGATAGCACGTTAACAGTATTAGATACGGCCACCGTCGCAGCAACAACTGCGGCCAATACAATAGAAAATTTCTACGATGCCACCAGCGACACTTATTTCACAACATTCTGGTCATCTGGAAAGAGCATGTATTTTTACAAGCTTGATTCTTCATTCAATTATCTTGCTACAATAACCAACATTCATACTTCCGTTGTCGCAGCTATCGACAGGATAAGCATTTCAATGGCCAAAAGTGGCACAGATGAACTTAAAATATTTTATTCAATAGGTGACAGCACAGCGGCCATTGCAAAATATGCAGAAATGCACGTAAATACCGTGACAATCTCTTCTTATGCCATAAGTGCTTCTTCTTCTTTTAAGCAAGGGTTTGATTTATCTTCGGAAATTTTTGAAATAAACGGAGCGCAACACTTCTTAGGAACTTTTTACAGCGTTTCAAGCCAATCCACTTCATTCTTGTTTACTTTTAATGACGATCTCACTACTTCGTCGCTAGCTTCAAAGATTCAACCAAACGTGGCGCTTGGCCATTCTGATTATTTTACAAGTGAAGCAATTATTTCTGGCAGCGACGTAGTCTTTGTACAGCAAGAAATCAATAGAATTGTTAGTGATGACAAAGAATTTACATTAACCAAGGGTGTTCAAAGGATAAAACTTTCGTTTGACACCTCAAATATTCAGCAATCTGTCACATTTGGAGATTTACATAATTTCAGTGGCGGATTCATGGGGACTTATGATGGTGAAGCAGGGGCAGAATTAGGTTTCATGCTTTTTCCAGATGTAACAGCTCTTTCGTTAACTGCGGGAGCGGGACTTGCTGCAGGAACATATTCTTATAAAGCAGTTTATGAGTGGACAGATGCCAGAGGTCAAAAGCATAGATCTGCGCCAAGTTTAACGGATACGATAACACTGGGCGGAGCAAGTAACGTAATAGCTCAAACAAACGGACTTGTGGCGACTAAAAAATCAAGCTCAAGATCAAACGTCAGGGTTCATTTTTATAGGACAGTAGACGGCGGCGACATTTTTTATAAAGTGACACCTCAAGAGGGAGTTTCTAATTCCACTTCTACAGTAGTTTCTTACACTGATTCAACGACAGATGTGGCCTTAGTCGATAACGAACTTTTATATACAACTGGCGGAGTCCTTGAAAATGCTTCACCGGCCCCAAGTGTCGGGCTAGTTTCCCACGCTAACAGAATTTTTTATATAGATGCGGAAGATCGAAACCGAATAGGTTATTCAAAAACAAGGTTTCCAAGGGAGCCTGCTTTATTTAACGATTTCTTAGATATGAGAGCAGATTCAAGTCCAGTTTCCGCTTCTGGGGAAGTTAAGGCCCTGGGCTCAATGGATGAAAGGCTTATAATTTTCAAAGATAATTCGATACTGGCAGTTTCAGGAGATGGCCCAAATGATCTAGGAACTCAAAATACTTTTTCTAGACCTCAACTTATCAGCACAGATGTAGGCGTAAAAGATCCTAAATCAGTTGTTTTGACGCCCTTAGGGCTTATGTTTAAGTCCGACAAAGGAATATATATTCTCACAAGGGCACTGTCTGTTAAGTACATAGGTGAGGCCGTAGAAGAGTTTAACGATGAAACTATTTCAAGCGCAATTCTCATTAAAAAGAAAAATCAGGTAAAGTTCACAACTATAAGTGGTCAGGCCCTAGTTTATAACTATTTCTTTGATCAATGGCAGACAGCCGATAATCACGAAGCCGTAGATGCTGCGCTAGTCGTAAATGATTATTATATTTTAACAAGTGCTGGAGTGGCCAAGAAATCAGACGCTACTGTTTTTACTGACGATGCTGCGAGTGTTGCTCAAACTATAGAAACGGGCTGGATCCAATTAAAAGGTGTGCAGGGCTATCAAAGAATTTATAGAGCTTTCCTTCTAGGTGATTATAAATCTGACCATGAGATAACTCTAAGTGTCAGATATAATTATCAAGATTACTATACGGAGACACATACACTGGTGCCACAAAGCGGATCGGCGTATAATATTACAAGCAAGCCTTCGGATACAGATTTAGAAGAAGGAATAAATGACGGAGTTTATCAATTTGATGTTCACCTTGAAAAACAAAGGTGCCAAGCGATAAAATTCATCATTACAGAAGTACCAAAAACACCTTATGGAGAGTCTTTTTCACTAACTGACCTAACTTTACAGGTAGGAGTTAAGAAAGGACCACATAGACTTACGGATAAGAAAAAGTTTTAAAGGAGTGAAACATGGGTTTTTTCGATAGTTTTTTAGGGCAACACGAAGGGCTTTCTAAAGACCTCTTGAGTCCTTTTGGCGGTGAAAATCAGGCGGGTATTCTTGGCGGGGGTAGATTTGTTCCAGAATCATCTGAGTTTAAAGATAAGCAATTGAACTTGGCTTCTCAGCTTGAAGCAAGAGCGAGAGGTGAAGGCACAAGCATTGCAGAGCTACAGCTTAGAGATGCCCTAGAAAAGAATGTTGCGCAAAACTTTGCACAAGCTCAAGCATCAAGAGGTTTGAACCCTGCGCTAGCAGCTAGGCAAGCATTATCGACACAAGCCGACTTAGGGCAAGAGTTAGCAGCTAAAGGCGCACTATTAAGAGCGCAAGAACAAGAGTCAGCACAAAGAACCTTAGCAGAAGTTTTAGGCTCTGGAAGATCTGGAGATTTAAGGTTTCAAGATATAAAGGGCGGAAATTTTCAAAAAGGCTTAGAGAATAGAAAAGGCGCTGGTGAATCAGCCGGTAAATTCATTGCCTCAATGTTTGGTGGTGGAATGGGCGGCGGTGGCGGCGGCATGGGCATGGGATAGGGAGAGCGAAATGGCAGAAAATACTCCGACAATAGTTGATCAAGATGAAACCACAATCACTGTTAGGTCAGGTGGTGGCAAAGATATCAAAGTCGTAAAAGACAAGGTTTCTCCTGAATTTTTAGAAAGCATAGGAGCTTCTGGGCGCGAGCCTTCGGGGTTTTTTACGCTTGATAAGCCAACTGGAAGGGATAAGTCTAAATTTGGAAAAGTTCAAGAGAAGGTAAATGTTCTTGATGCTCTGAAGATTGATCCTTTACCAATGGATAAGAAGAAGGAAGAACTGGCAAAAAAAGCAGAAGAGCAAGCGCCAAAGAAAGAATTCCTGGACCAGGGAACCGAAGACGCTGCCAAGAAAAAGATTCAAAAAGCTGGTGAAAGCCAATTAGTCGGCGATGATGTGGCCGTTGGAATTGATAAAGCTCAAAAGCAATTTAGAGGAACAACTAATAATTTTGTGAAGCAATTCACTAACGAAGTGGCCGAATCTAAGCGAAATATCAGAAAGGTTGTGGCAGATCAAGAAGCCAATCAAGTGGCCGAAGACGAGCTAAGGCTTTCCCAAGAGCAAGCCGCACAAAGAAGATTCGACGAATTTGAACAAAAAGAGCAGTCGCGCCAAGATAAAATGCGTGAAGCTACGGAAAAATACAATAAAGTATCTGACGAGCTAATGAACTCAAAAATTGATCCTAACAGGTTTATGAATAGCAAAACCACGGGAAACAAAATAGCTATAGCCATTGGTGTTCTTCTAACTGGCCAGCAAAGAAATGGTGTTTTTGAAATGCTAGACAAAGCCGTTGATAGGGATATCAATATGCAAAAGGCCGATTTTGCCAGAAGAGGAGCTGCGGCAAATAATGCTTATTCAAGATTAAGACAAACATATGGCGACGAAAGAACCGCAGATCTAGCTACAAGAGCATGGTCTTTGGACTTAATGAAAATGAAAGTTCAAAAGTTTGCTTCAAGAACAAAAACGGCCGACCAGAGATTAAGAGCGGAAGGAATGATTGCAGATTTAAACGCTAAGAAAGTTGACCTTATATCAAAAGTAGCGGCGGCAAGTGCTAAAAAGACGTCATTTTCTGCGAAGCAAGCGGAGTCAGCTAAGTTTGGTAGACAGATGCAAGAGTCAGAGGCGGAACTAGGTAAATTACTAGCTGGTGACTTTGACCCGACAAGCATAGCAAATGCGGCGCTCTCCTCGCGGTTTGTTCCTAATGAATGGATGCCCGCAGACCTCAAGAGATATAACGCCCTTGCGAATGTATTCGTTGGTGCTAAGCTCAGAGACGAATCAGGGGCAGTTATCGGAAAAATCGAGGCAGAAGAAGATCTGGCCAGAATTTTCCCAGTAAGAGGCGACGACGACAAAACAGTTCGTTTTAAAAATAAGATTAGGAAAATTTTAATAGATTCGTTTAAAAAAGCTTCTGGTCCTGCATGGGAAAATGACCAAAGAGGTAATCAATTTAGAACTTTTCGGGGTAATTAATGGCCGAGCTTTTTAATTTTAAATCAAAAGTTTTTGAGGATGTGCCAGACGAATCCGTTTCAAGTGCTATTCAGTCAGGGAGGTTTGGCTTCCGTAGAGGCTCAAGAATTCCCGTAATTAACTTAGATGGTGAAAGTGGAACAATGGACGCCACAGAAGCCCCTAAAGCTCTCCAGGAAGGATTTTCTTACGACACTTCAAGCATGAGAGAAGACCGAAGACTTGAAAAGGAATTTGGTGACGGGATAATAAACGACATGAGGGCCGGCGCTTTAGGCGCAGCAAGAGGCCTAACTTTTGGACTCTCTGACGTTGCTCTGACAGAAACAGGAATAGCAGAGAAAAAAACATTAGAAGAAATAAAGAAAAGAAATCCAGTAGCTAGCTTTTCAGGTGAAGCTGGAGGGATTATTATCCCGGCCATTTTCTCTGGCGGTGCTTCGATAGGTGCCAAGATAGCAACAAAAGCAGGAACAGGTGTTTTAGCTGCAGAATTAGCTTCTAAAAAAGCTGGACAGTTAGCGACCAGAGCATTGTTAGGGAGAAAAGCCAAAGATTCAGCGGTTAGAACCCTAACAGAAAAGGGCGTCACAGGAGCCGCGGAAGCTGGTCTATTTGGAACTGGCCAACTTATCTCGGAACATGCCATAGGTGATGCGGAATTGAACGCAGAAAGCGCCTTAGCAATGATGGGCCCCACAGTTTTATTTGGTGGTGCTTTAGGTGGTGGTCTAAGTTTAACTGGAAGGGCAATTAATAAAACAGCAGCGGCGGCAAAGAGCAAAGTAGCAAATGCTCATAAAAGGTTTGCTGGAATTTCCGACGATAACCTTAAAAAGACATTCGACAAAAGAACTGATTTAGTACAAGAGGCGAAAAGCTCATATTTTGGAAGAAAAGCAAAGCATATAAAAGCTGCCATGAATGATGTTGAGGGTGACCCAAGTTTCGGAAGGGCCACAACTTTTGGCAAAAATACAGAAGTGAAGTTTGACCCTGATTTAATAGAGGGGAATATTTTAGATTTGAGAGATGCTAAACAAAGAGCATCTTTAGGCAGAAGGCTTGAAATCGAAGGCCTAGATAAGTGGGATTCTGACAGTGTCACCATGGATCGCTTAGCAACGGAAAGAGTCAGACAATTATCAATAGCTGGCGAAAGGCCAATACTCTCCAAGATTAAAAGGGATACTCAAGAAGCCCTAAATGAATTTGATTTAGTTTTATCAAAAACAAAAGCGGAATTAAAAAATATAGACCTTTTAGATAATGCTGTTCTTGAAACTATCAGCAAAAGAAAGGGCGCTCCATTTAAAGGTGGAACACTTGGCGATAGGCATTTTATAAAGTCTTTAGGGGCCACGAAGAAGCATTTTAAGAAGTTAACTGCTGCCAAGCAAGCTGAATTAGGTGACTTTATTAAAAGGCACATGAAAAATAGTGGCAAAGGCCTTGGCGCTTTAGGCACGGATTTAGATGACTATTATATGAACATCCATAGAACTCTAGATGACTCTTTTGATGGGATGCAGGAAGCTGTCCTTTCTTCTATGCAGCAAGTTGATTTAGCTCAGGTCCCAGCGAGTAAACAATTAACTGGTGAAAAAATAGCCGACTATATTGATCGGACATGGGGTCAAAAGTTTAGAATTAACGGGAAAGTAATCCCTAAAATGGAAAAAATAGCTGCGGAAGTCGATGATTTCAGCGACAGAATGAGGCATTTTAAAGTAGAGCCAAGTGAAATTGGACCTCCTAAACAGGTTCCTTTCACCGTAAAAGAAATGCGCTCAATGAGAAAAACTTACGATTCAATAATCAAAGATTTTAATAATCAGCTACCAGAAACAAGGTCAATGATTCGTGATGTTCGTTTTAAAATGGAAAATGACATTGTAGACCTTATGGATCACCTATCTGATAAGTCAGGAAAGGACATTTCAAAACTATATAAAGATTCAAAAAGAGAATATCACCTTGCTTCAATGGCCAATGAAATTTTAGAAGACACCATGGCAGGAGCAGCGGGAAATAATTTAATCCCTTTAACTGGATATATCTCAGCATCTGCAGGGGCCCAAGCCGGCGGGATCGGCGGAGCAATTGCTGCGGCTGGTGGAAGAACCTTAGCAAAAAAATACGGCGATAATGCTTTGGCCCTAGTTTTAAGTAAGGTTCAAAATAATCAAGTTAATGCACTTACAAAAACTTCAAAGGCAGTAGATGGATTTTTCAACAAAAAAACAGCCGGTGTTAAATCTGCTCTTATAAATGCCACAACAACAAAATATGAAGACAAATCTTACAAAGAAGTGGCCAAAGAAATAGAAGACTTTAATTCAAATGTGGGCGCAAGAATCGAAGAAATGCAGCAAAATAATCAATTACTCCAAGAGGCTGCGCCAGATACTACGGAATTTTTGCAAAATAAAATCATTCAAAGCTCGTCTTTTCTAATGGAAAAACTTCCACAAGATAGATCACCAATGCCAGAATTTAGCGATTGGGAGCCTTCTAGGTCTGAAATGGACAAATTTAATAGATACAGAAGAGCAGTAGAAGACCCTTCCACGATGCTTGATAGCCTTGAGCAGGGATATATGTCTACGGAAGAAATCGAAGTCTTAAACGAAATCTACCCATCATTAAAAGATTTAATGGAAATGGGGGTCGTTGATAAGATGGCCACGGAAAAACTTAATTATTCGCAAAAGGTACAATTGAAAAATATCTTTGGAATTGTGACAGATACGCAGCTACAACCTTTAAATCTTGTCGCTTTACAGCAAATGAATATGGCTAAAAGGTTAGGAACTCAACGGGCGCAACCTACTGTAAAAGCTGATAAATTAAAAGCGGCTGGACGCGCACAGACTCCAGGTGATAGAATACTATCCAAGACCTAATGCCATAAGCATTTTACCCACAAGGAGGTAGGAAAATGTCACGGAAACACACCGTAGATCACCAGGCGATAACTGACGGTGACATGTCGGCAAATATCACTTCAAATGTTACAAATATAATGAACATGGACGCAGCTACTTATCACCTTTTTTGGACAGGTGGTGCTGGCGTTGATGGTGAAATCATCTTTGAAGCTTCTAACGAACAAGTAAAAGACGGCGCAGATGTCACACAATGGACAGCTCTTGATTTTGGAACAACTAACGATCTAGACGACTCTGACACTTCATGGATATTTGACTTGGCCGAGCTTAATTTTAAATGGCTCAGATGTAGATATGCTTTTACTGCGGGTGTTGGAACGATGCAAGGCTTTTTAGTTTCAAAAGTGAAGGGGGCTTAAGATGGGTTACAAAAGATTTCCGGTACTTTCTTCAAGCTCAGCGACCACTACAAGTAATAGTCAGCAATTCACTAGCAATTGGGACGTTTTTACAGATGGTGGCGGAAACTTAGAAGGGACAACTGGTACAAATACATGGTCAACTTTAATCGCGGCCACTACGGCGGACATAACAGAAATAGAAATAAGTCACAATATCGGTGAAATTTTACAGCTTAGCACAGACGGTGGTGTCACCGTACACATGCATGTGGGATTGAACGGAACTGACGGATTAGTTCCGTTTGTTCTTGCTGCAGGCGGAAGTATCGATGTTAAAGTTGTAGGTGCTGATCAGCTAGCTGCGGCTGACGGAGATAAGCAAATATCGATAAACGGATTCGGCGGCAATAGCTCAACTGTCTCAGTTCAACAAACTGTAATAAATGACTACGGAACAACGCCAATAACTACCGGCGTGTGGGTGCAGTTAATTGCAGGGGCCGTGGCCGCAACGACAAAAATGGAAATTTTAGATTCGAGCGCGGAAGTAATAGAATACAGCCTTGACGGCGCTAATGCTGTTTACACGTCAGGAAGAGGAGGTTCAAGCCAGCTAATTGATTTCAGTTCAGCTATGGGCCAAAATTTATGGGCAAGAGCGGTTAGCGCAGACGCGGTGGTCGGTGAAGTAATAATTAACTTATTTGGATAAGGGTGAAACATGAAATCAATTATTTTATTAATCTTTTTAATATGTAGTTCAAATGTATTTAGTGCATACGGGCCTATTGTATGGAGAGGAGACACGCCGGAAATCCAAAGTCGACAGATCACGTTTAAAACAAACGCTATTGGGATTTACACGGTTTATGAAGATCCTACAGTTGTCGGAGTTGATGCAACGGCTGGCTCTTTAATACTCTGGCAAGACCCTGCAAGCGACGACGCTTCAATGTATGTTAAACGTGGCTCTGCTACGACTGACTATTCTATTGTAGTAAATGGAGCCGGTGCTGGTGGAATTTCAGATGTTACTGACTTCCAGGATATAGGAGCCGGAGAAGGTCTACATACTACTGTCCAAAACAACACATTAATTTCTAAAACACTTATAGGCCAAGGCGCTGCCTCAATAACTTCGGATGCCACTCAAGTTTATGTGACTGTCAGTACAGGAGCTTCCGACATCACTACTTTTGAGAACATTGGAGATGGTGACGGAATAGGAGAGTCAATAACTAATAGCACTTTAAGGCTTAAATCTCTGTTTGCTGGAGGGAATTCTTCTATTGTCGCTGACGCAACAACACTCACCGTTTTAAGTTCTAGTGATATTACAGGCTTCCAAAACATTGGTGACGGTGAATCTATCTTGGATAGCATCGCTAATAGTACTCTCCTTTCTAAATCTCTTTATGGTGGTGGTCTTTTAAGTATTTCAAGTGATGCCACAAGCATACTTTTAAGTGTCGACGACTCGATTCAATCTGTTACCGACTTTCAAAATTTAGGAGCTGGAGAAAATTTCTTATCAGTATTAGCAAACGGAACTATTCAAGACTTGTCCTTAATAGCTGGTACGGATCTGTCTTTGTCGTCAGATGCCACGCAAGTTTATATAAGCTCAACGAAGGTTTCCGACGTAACAGGTTTTCAGAATATCGGCGGTGGTTCCGCCATGCTCGATAGCATTGCAAATAACACTCTTATTTCGAAAACAATAGTAGGTGAAGACCAAGCGACAGTTTCAAGCGACGCGACTCAAATTTATATCAACGTGGCAGCATCAACCTCTGATGTTACCGACTTTCAAAACATTGGCCCTGGCGAAGGCATAGGTGATTCAATCACCAATAATACTCTTCTAATGAAGTCCATTGTTGGCGAGGGCGGCTTGGTAGTCTCAAGTGATGCCACTCAAATTATTTTAGATGGGTCTGGGATATCGGGAGGCGGCGCAGGTGTTGCCGGTGATTGTTGTTGGATTGTAAGACAACATACTTCCGCTTTTTCTATAAGTGGTTCCACAGGGGATAATATTTCTGACTTCACAGGCATTAGATCAGACTGCACTAGCATGGACCTTAGTGTTGATATAACTAACGATGAATTCAGTGTTACAACTACAGGCGACTATTCGATTGAGGGGTATAATACATTCAATAATGCCCAGCACGCTGTTTTACTTATAAACAATGTAACAGATGCCACTGATTTTTATGTTGGGGGAACGTGCTCTGATACTGATACAACTGGTACGGAAAATACACATTGCCCTATTAGCACAGAGGTTACATTAACTAGTGGAAAGGCATACGAATTTATAACAAGAACCAGTGGATCAAACTCAGCTATGTTTGGTGATGTTCAAAGTATTACCGTTGAAAACGTAGACGCTGAAAACTACAAATTTTGCAAGGTGGATTAATGAAAATTTTACTACTCTTTTTATTCTCATTTAATGTTATGGCCACAGTAGAGGCAGAATTGGCCTTTATCAAAGCTGAACTGCACACACAGGGCAATATTAGGTCTGTTTACAATACAAACTGTAGGCAAGCCCATGGAGGCCCTAGAAAGATGATTGTTGACTTTGTCTCAAAGAATGAAGCTGCCAGGAATTGCTTAACGGCGGCGGTGGCAATTCATAATTCAGACGTTGCTAAAGCAGAGGCAAAGAAAGAAGCTAAGACAACGGCCTGCGATCAGTTAAAAAGCGTAACTAAAGCTCAAGTTGTAACTAACTTTGACAGTGTTCAATTTAGAACGTGGTCATGGAGACAATCACTTTGTAAGTAAGGATTCTTCTTGAATAATGAAACGGCGAAACAAGTTATTTACTTAATAGTTTTGGGCGGAAGCTTAGTAGGATATGCTTATGCTAACTTTCCTACAAAAAGTATGATTACCTTACTAAGAGAAGATATCAAAGAGCTTAGAGTCGAGCTAAATGATTTAAGGAAAATAATTTACCAAAAAAAAAGATAATTTAACCTCAATTCCAAACAGAATTCAAACCAAGGAGTAAGGAATGAACGAAGAAAAAAAGAAGTGGTGGCAATCGAAGACCATGTGGGTAAACCTTTTACTTGCTATTGCTGGTCTATTTATGAAACTTTTTCCAGAGTCAGGCTTAGACAGCATAATGAATGAATCTAACCTTATTCTAATTATCTCGGTTATCAACTTAATCTTGAGAGCGACAACAAAAAAGGCCATCGAATAAGTGGAATTTTTAAAAGCTATCCCCATAATAGGCAAGCTCTTGTTATGGGGAACCTCACAAATTGACTCTTTAAAAAGCTACGTGAGAACGTGGCGAAAAAACCGTACACAAATTAAAAGAAACACAATAATCACACGACTCAAAAAGGCAAAAACGGATGAAGAAAGAAGGCGTCTTAATCGCGCTCTTAGTAAGCTACCTTAGTATGGGTATGTCTAGCTGTAGAAAGCATAATTTTCCCATGGTTGAAAGGTGTATAATCGGCGACGATGCTTGTCTTTGTTTTGATCCAAGGCTCCCAAGAAGGCAACAAGAGTATGACATCCCATTGGCCGAGTGTGTTAATTACATAGCCACGAATCCTGGCGATTATGATAGAATCAGGGTATGGACCGAAGAAAAAATTGAAGAACTTGAACAATGTAGGGGAAGATAATGAGAGGACGAACCAGCGAACTTTACACAACAGAAGCGGCGGCGGGAAGCCTAACATCTGACCCGATTGATCTAAAAACGACATATTCATTTTGTTACGATGCCACATGGACAGGAAACCTTGTAGGAAACCTAATCGCAGAGGTATCAAATGACAAGGGGACTACCTGGCACACTAAAACCTCAACTGCATTTGGCGGCGCTATAGGGACTGTTTTAGCAGAATACGACGTTGTGGCCTTTGATCTAATTAGATTCAGAGCGGCCGTAACTGGTGGCGCTGGGGACTTAACCCTCAATGTTGGATCAAAAGGCTCTTAAAAGCTCTTTTCTAACGTCACAATGCCAAAAGTTTTCGTATTCGATTACGGTTGAAAAGCCTGAGTCTCTAAAAGTTTGACGAACATACTCTTTATCTAAATGCTCGATATGGTGCTTTGAAATATCTATAGCTTCACCAGTCACATGTCTGCTTAAAGTGGCCGTTTTCGCCTTCCCTTTTTCTCTTAGATAGTGGTTATACCAGGCGCACCTATGGCCTGAATTAATCTTTAAAGGAAGCTGGAACGTCCTTCTGGAAATCTCATAAGCTAACCGTAAATTATCTGTAATTATCACAAGGCAGCATGAAGGGTGTAGGCATTTACAGCGAAATTCTTTAACAGAAAGCCCTTCGCACAGCATCGTTTTATCAGGTATAAGCCTTTTATCTAAGATTTGTATGCTCATAGAACCTCAATATAAGTTAAAATGAATTATGAGAAACTCTTCTACACGTGATGATACCATAATAGTGATAGTTCCACTCGATATCGAAGACGAAAACGAATATATGTCAATAGTCAGGAATTATTTACAGGAAATTTTCTTTAATGGAGAGTGTTTAATGGTAGAAAAAGATGCTGTATTTTTTACAAAGGAGCCTAGAAAAAGGAAAAACTAGGCCCCAAGTTGCAAAATGGTTCATCTTCGGAGGAAAAACCAAAATGCTCGTCTTTCCGAGCCGTCAGGCTTCTTTTATTTTTTACGACTAGAAAGCCACTCTTTTCGAACCGTTAGTTGTTCTTTGTCGGGAAACACATTGGTTATCAGTAAAAGCCCGTCCGAGTCGTCAAATGGAAGCACTCTCGGCTTAGCCGCTCCAGGCTATTATGTAAAATTTAAACTAACACTTAACCACAATGTTTCTTATGGAATTTTGCCACGGAGTCGCGTTGTTTGGGACTAATGTCCTTTCCCGACACTAGTTGATCGTAAATGCTAGCGTAAAAATCATTTTTAAAGCCTTTCCAGCTTCTTGTTATCATTTCGATATCTTCTAACATACTTTTTAATATTTCTTTTTCTGATTCGCTGATTTTTATCATTGTTTTATCTCCAAATCTTGAAAGTAACGCTGAAGGGGAGCCGTAATTAGTTTCCATAAACGGCTTCTTCAGAATACTCTTCTTCCCATTCCTTTTTTGTTATTAGTTTTGTTTTTAGAAGTTGGAAATTTTGGACTCTCATATTTTTATTAAACCGTTTTTTCTCAAAATCTCTTATTTTCTCTATGGAGTCAATGGGCCTTTTCGTGTACATTACACAACTTCCAAGGCTTTCAAGCCCTCTGTAAAAAACAAAATAAGTGTAAACAGTTACCATATGCCCGTATCCCTTCTGTGCTCATTATCTAAATCACGCCAAAACTTATCGCCCTGTTTACTTCCCTTCCAAGGAAAAGAACTGCCTAAATTAGGAGGTATGCGGTCTTTGTGCCAACACGTATCATTGACCTCTTCAATGTAAGCGTCCAAAAGCCCCTTCCACTCAAACCACATTAAAAGTATTAGAAATTTTTCTTCTTGTTTCATTGTCCACAGTCCACGCATTTCTGTGGGCAGCCACGCGGCTCCCAATTTTGCGCTGTTTTGTCAAAACTACTTCTAGGCTTTGGTCCTAAAAAAACTCCACAACATTCACATAAGGTTCCATTTAGCATCATCTTTGCTTTCTGTTCTTCCCAACATTCCTGGTAAATTTCTTTATTCTCTAAAAAGTCACCTATAAAGTAGTGCAAAGTTCCTTCCCAATCTTTCACATCAGGCTTTTCAATTCTTAAACAAAGTCTCACATGGTATTTCTCTAAATGATCAATTCCTTCGTCTAAAAATTCCCCTAGTTGCTTACTTCTAAACTTCCCATTTTGCATCCTATAAAAGGGACCTTTTACTTTTTCTTCTTCTGGTATAGGAAAATCTTCTTCTAATTGTTCGGCTGGTGTTGTTTCTTCAATCACATTGCCGTCAAAATCCTGTAGTTCTTCTGGAACGTAAAAGCCAAGAACAACATCGGAGGCCATAACTCTTATAGCTTCCGAAGTAGCTCGCCACATTAGCATAGTGACGGGCTGTTTTTTATAGTTATCCTTATTGGCCAGGCCAAGCATTTTTGCTCTGTCCATATCCCAAAAAGAAGTGAAAGACCCTCTGCCCTCTATCTCGAGAGTTACTTCCGCAGTTTGTAGCGAATGGTCTGTCTTTGTGTCAACCTTTACTTTGCCTGGAAAGGCCCTGTGAACCATGGCAAGCATTAGTTTCCCATTCATCGTTGGCTTTCCGCTAATAACATCAACATTATTAAGTGCCTGCATTGGTGGTAAGTTTATTTCCTTAGCCATCAAAAGAATGGTGAAAACTGCGTCAGGCTTTCCACGCAACGTATAAGGGATAATTGGTGATTTTGACACCATTTCTGAGAAGCTAAAGAGCTTCTTTAGAAAGTCACCGTCAAGTAAGTCCGATGAGCTTGTGATTGTTAATTCCTGCATTTTTGTCTCCTTTTTTAATGCTCTTAATAGAGCCGGTTTTATTGTCTTCATTTTTTGCTTATGCTGGAGCGGTACACGTTCAAACCGGCAAACTTGAAGTGCTCCCGAATCGCCATGAACAAGTTATATGAGTCAAGCGATTACACGTCAAGTAAATAAGACCACCAATGTCATTGTTTAGAATAATGGGATAAACTTAAGCACATTAGCAAAAATAATGAACTAAGCTCAAAGCGTTAATATTTTAATCTCAAAAAAAACGTGCTACCCTATCAAAACTTCACAGGATTTGAGTATCCTTCAACTGGTAGCGGCGTAACCTTTCACAGGTATAGCCCGCCTACAGCAACCTTAATAGCAATAAACAAACGCAAACTATCACACCTTAAGGGGATACCTCCAATCAATTTTTCTTTTATTTTAAAAGCAAAAAGGCTTAATAAAAACAGCCATTTAAGTTAGTTATCCACATTTTTAGAAAGTTATCCACATTCCACTAAAAGCAGAAAAACTCTTTTACTTTATTGACAAATATTGTAACAATCACGAAAAGGAGGATATATGGAACACAAAAAAGTTAGATTAGGTGTTTATTTGAGATCAAGTGGTGAATTGGCCACTATCACACTTGAGGACAATAGGTTTAAGGATATTGCTAGGGTGAATATAAAAACTGGATTTTGGATTATTAATAGATATCGTCTTCCAGAACACTTGTATCAGATTGAACAGTGGGAATATTTAGGGGAACTCTAATGGAAAATTATCCTTACATAGTAAGCCACGACCTTATAGAGTGCGTAAAAATGACCTTAGAAATAGGCTTTGCCTTTATGGTAAGTTTTATTATTTTATTGGTATTAGGAATCATTAAATGAAAAAAACAGATCTTTTGATATTAGAATGTGTGGAAGTTCCGCGAAATTCTAAATTTACAACTGGACATTTCTATTTGGCCAAAAAGGTTTGTGTTGTTACACCTGGAGAATTTATTTGGAGTGTCACAAACGATAATGGCTACGAATGTCAGTTAAAAGACAAGGCACTGGAAAAGGCTTTTGGGCGAATTCTTGGCTTCTCTGAAAAAGATGCTTTATTAGCTCTCTACGAGTCCAAAATGACGATTGATCCAGCTTATAAGGCAATGGTGGCAAATGAAAAAACGCATCATTAACAGGGCGCTTATAGAGGAAATAAGATTAGAAGGGTGTACTATTGGAAACGATTGCTTAGGCTGCGTTGACGTTGACCATGTTACGACTCGGGGCGGTGGTGGAAATGATGTAAGAGAGAACTTAATGCCATTATGCAGAAAGCACCACACAGAAAAAGGGCAGATTGCCTTTAGTGGAATGATCAAAAAATATCCTGAATATTTTAAATGGTTACTAAAATTTAATAGAGATGACATTATCGAAAGGGCGAGAAGATGAAATATGTCCTTAGCATTAGAAAATATGCCAAAACCGAATACAAAGAATCTCAAAGGCATTTTATCAAACGAATATGCTCAGAAAACAACACCGTGCCACTAAATATAATTACTTTACCTAATATTGAAGGAATACAATTTTCTACGGATAGGAAATTAAAACTATTACCAGACCATATAAGAGAGGTTTCTCATGGACGCATTATTTCACAGTAAATTAACTTTAAGAAAACACAAACTACCAGAAGATTTAAAAATACCCACACATTTTGAGCTTCAATATTATCTTAATAAGAAGGTGAAAATTGAAATTGAGCATATAAACGCTAAAATTAACAGTACCTTAATAATAAAGAGGGCTAAGAAAATTATAGATCTCGTTAATGATATACAAGAATTCGCCAATGACATCAACGAAAGAAGGGCAGTTTTATCCCACAAAAGAAAAGATGGGACTTATGGGTATAGTCAGGACTCAAGGGAAAATTGGGAGCATTTAAGGGATATGGTGGAAGGCAGAGAAAGAAGTTCGGAAGCCGATAACGTTTGGAGTATCAAATTTACCTTTTATTATTCCAGGAGAAGGGTAATCGCTTATGTTAATGTTGGCGGAGTTGTTACCCATTTAAACACTAAATATTCTAATAGAAAAAGGTCAGAAATTGGCTGTACTTTAGTCCACGAGCAAGATCATTTAATGAGTGGTAACCATTCTTTTAGGCGATCTACTCTTTGGCCGTTCACTCGACCCTATAGCAGAGGAAAATCTTTCCAATTTTGGTATTTTAAAAAGCACAATATTACTACGGCGACACCAGGAGAAGTAGCCTTTGTGCCTAAGCCTTCATTATGGCGAAGAGTCCGAGGCTTTTTCAGGAGAGTTTTTAGGCGTTGACATAGTAGTTCAAATTTAATAGATTTTTGTAAATTGACAAACAAATGGAGACAAAATGGAAATTTCATTTAAAGACTTAAAAGATTTATTACAGGGTGGTGACAATTCACACCCGTTTAATGTTGGTTCTTTCTACCATGTGAGAACTGTTACAATGGCAATTGCTGGAAAGTTAAAAGCTGTACACGGGCAAGAACTTGTGTTTAGTGACGCTTCATGGGTTGCTGACAGTGGAAGATTTAATGAATATCTACGAGATACCAGCAAAGCAAAAGAAAATGAACTTTTTAAAAATGATGTAATCATCGGACGTGGGTCAGTAGTGGATATGACTTTAGTTAGTTCTGTTTGTGGTGAAACAAAGTGAATTCAGCAATATTAAGGGCTGGCTATGAAAGGTCAAGGTCAAGGTCAGGGTCATGGTCAGGGTCAAGGTCATGGTCAGGGTCATGGTCAGGGTCAGGGTCAAGGTCAAGGTCAGGGTCATGGTCAAGGTCATGGTCAGGGTCAGGGTCAAGGTCAAGGACAGGGACATGGAC